GTGTTGTATATTTACAACAGTTGTAATTATGCAACAGTTAAGAATAGAACCTGGATATATTAAGAACCAATTAAAAGAATAAGATCTAAAAGAATAATAGTTAAAAGAATAAAGAATAATATATTAAGATTGTTGGTGAATAGTTGCTATTCTTATTCAATCAACCTCGAATTTTTTCTCACGTTAAAACAAACGACCAATTAAATTAAAAGATTAAATATTATTACTATTGATAATCATAAGTTATCATTAGTTAATAAATGATATAATGTAGAGCTTAACCCTCTATTTTTGAAACCTTACCCCCCCCTATACCCCCAGAAACGCCACGCCTTATGTATATATATATACATGGATAATTTTCACAGCCACACAGACAAACACTCACAAACAACCCACCCCCTTTTTTCCACGCCTAACTGAAATTTTTTTGTTTTATTATTTTTCAAATACACTAAATGTAGTATATGGATTATTTTCACTCAGACGATTTAGAATCTATTTGCTATATTGAACAAAAAACCAACAATGTAGTTGTTAAGTTCTTTGGCTTTCCCAATGAACTTTCCTCAGAACTATTCTCATCTTATATTATGAACAGATTAGGTTTTGACTATATACCAAATGATGTGTCTCCTAGTAAAATGATCCACTAATTATGATGAAATATATTAAAAACATAAGATTTAAAATTGAGGAGTTCTATATAGAACATCCTTTGTTTACTGCTTTTAGTATGGGGTTTATTTTGGGTGGATTAATATTCTCCTAATATGGATATAAAAATACCCTATACACCAAGGAAGCATCAAAGCTATCTACATAAACAGATAGATAAGAACAGGTGGAGTGTGCTAGTCTGTCATAGAAGGTTTGGCAAGACAGTATGTATGATTAATCATCTGATTAGGTCAGCACTACTGTCCAAACTAAAGAACCCAAGATTTGCTTACATTGCACCAACCTTCAAACAAGCAAAGAGTATCGCTTGGGATTACATGAAACAGTTTACAGATAAGATCCCTTACATCAAATTTAATGAAACTGAACTTAGAGTTGATTTACCTAATGGCTCTCGTATCACCTTGCTAGGCTCAGATTCTCCAGATGGATTGAGAGGAATATATTTAGATGGCTGCGTCATTGATGAGTATGCTAATGTTAATAGTAAGCTATTTCCAGAAATCATTAGACCGGCATTATCAGATCGTAAAGGTTACTGTGTCTTTATTGGTACACCTCAAGGTATGAACAATAACTTCTATGAATTATATCAACACTCACAAGGAGCAGAAGATTGGTTTAACTATAAAGCTAAAGCATCAGAGACTAAAATTGTAGATCCAGATGAGTTGGTCAAGGCAAAAGAAGTAATGGGTGAAAAGAAGTACAACCAAGAATTTGAATGTGATTGGATAGCTAACATTGAAGGAGCAGTATATGGAGATGTTATAGCAAAACTGGATGACCAGAAGCAACTAACAAGAGTACCTTACGATCCTGCACTACCAGTATCAACAGCATGGGATCTTGGGGTTTCAGACCATAGTGCTATTATATTTTACCAGCAACTTGGAAGAAGCATTAATATAATTGACTACCATGAAGAGAGAGGTCAAGGTTTACCATATTACATACAGCTTATTAAAGAAAAAGATTATGTCTACAAGGATCACTATGCACCACACGATATTGAAGTTACCGATTTTGGTAATGGCAAAACCAGGAGAGAGGTCGCCTATCAATTAGGCATAAGATTTAGAGTTGTACCAAAAATTCCACTAGAGGATGGCATCCACGCAACTATGATGACTTTGCCTAGATGTTGGATTGACGTAGACCATTGCAAAAAGTTAATAGATGCGTTAAGACATTATCACAGGAAGTATATTGACAAAAATAGAATGTTCAGAACTAAACCTGTACATGATTGGAGTTCACACGCTTGTGATGCTATGAGGTATCTTGCGGTTGGATTACAAGAAATAAATACTAGACAAACTGCTCCACAACATATAGCAGAGAATAGTTACAGGATTATATAATTATGAGTTCAATTTTTTCACCAAAAATGCCAAGTCTACCACCAGTTCAGCCTTTGCCAGAACCACCTTCATCTGAGGTATCTGCCGAAGAAAAAGAAAGAATTGCAAAAGAACAGGCAGCGGTTGAGAGAAAAAGAAGAGGTCGTAAATCAACAATACTAACTTCCCCATTAGGTGTCGAAGAAGAAGCTAAAACAGAAGATAAAACTTTACTAGGATCATAACATGGAAATAATAAGAAGAATTTTTAAAATAAAACCAAAAGCAAAAAAAGAATCAGAGGAAAAAAGAACTTACACTAAATTAAAAGATCATGGCACAGATATATCTTATGAAAACGAAATTAAAAAACCTGTAGCAAAAGAAGCTAAAGAAACTAAAGAAACAAAATCAAGTTTAACATTCGGAGATTAATTATGGGATCAATATTTAGACCATCACCACCAAAACCAGCTCCTATAGCAGTTGCACCAACTGTAGCAGAAGTTTCACAAAGTTCAGCAGTAGATGCAGATGGTTATGATTTAAGAACTACAAAAGCAAAAGGAAGATCCTCTACAATTATTACAAGTTCTAAAGGTGTTGAAGATGAAACAGTAACACTAGGTAAGAAAAGTTTACTAGGAAAATAATGGCAAAAACAGATTTAACTAAAGATTTATTATCAAGGTTTGATAGACTTGAAGGTCAAAGACAAAACTGGGAAACACATTGGCAAGAAGTTGCAGATTATATGCAACCCAGAAAAGCAGATGTAACTAAACATAGAGCCAGAGGTGATAAGAGAATGGAGTTGATATTTGATTCTTCTCCAATACAAGCAGTAGAATTATTAGCAGCATCACTACATGGTATGATGACTAATCCATCTACACCTTGGTTTACTTTAAGATTTAAAGATACAGAAGTTGATAACGAAGATGAAGCAAAAATTTGGTTAGAAGAAGCAACAGCTGCAATGTACACAGCTTTCAATAGATCAAACTTTCAACAAGAAATTTTTGAATTGTATCACGACCTAATTACATTTGGTACTGCGGCAATGTTTATTGAAGAAGATGAAGATGATATAGTTAAATTCTCAACAAGACATATCAATGAAGTTTTTATTGCAGAGAATGATAAAGGTAGAGTTGATACTATATTTAGAAAATTTAAAATTTCAGCTAGAGCTGCAATACAAAAGTTTGGCGAAAAAGTTTCAAGTGATGTTCAAGGAATATTTAAAAAAGATCCTTACCAAGAAATAGAAATACTACACGCAGTTTATCCAAGAACAGATTTTAATCCTAAGAAAAAAGATAAAGAGAATATGCCTTTTGAATCTGTTTATATTGAATATAAAAATGGTAGTGAATTATCTATATCTGGATTTAAAGAATTCCCTTTCGTAATACCAAGATATTTAAAAGCATCAAACGAAATTTATGGAAGAAGTCCAGCAATGACAGCATTACCAGATGTTAAGATGTTAAATGAAATGTCTAAGACAACAATTAAAGCTGCACAGAAACAAGTTGATCCACCTCTATTAGTTCCTGATGATGGATTTTTATTGCCAGTTAGAACAGTACCAGGCGGATTAAATTTTTATAGATCAGGTACAAGAGATAGAATTGAACCTTTAAACATTGGTGCAAACAATCCACTAGGTTTAAATATGGAAGAACAAAGAAGAGATTCTATTAGAAATGTATTCTATGTTAATCAACTTCAGTTGCAACATGGTCCTCAAATGACAGCGACAGAAGTGATCCAAAGAAATGAAGAGAAGATGAGATTACTAGGACCTGTTCTTGGTAGACTTCAATCTGAATTATTAAAGCCATTAATTGATAGAGTATTTGCAATATTACTTCGTAACAATATGTTACCTCAAGCACCAGAATTTTTATCAGGTAAAGATATTGAAATAGAATATGTTTCTCCACTTGCTAAAGCACAAAAATCTTCAGAGCTACAATCTATTATGAGAGCAATAGAAATATTAGGAAGTCTAGCAA